GTTGCATCGATGGGCCAAGTCACCTCAGCCCATCTGTGCAACGCCCTACCAGCCACAATCGCGCTTGAATCGCTCCTCGTCGAAGCGGGGGTTTACGCCCCTGAGCTGACGGCAGAACTCGCGCAGGAGCTTGGTCGTCTCTTCGTCCAGCTTGACGGCAAGAGTCAGGGTCTTCGCGGGCATCGTCTCTACTCCTTGTTAGGGCCGCTTGATTGCGGCATGCTGGAACAGAATGCTAATGCTGTGCCATGGGGATGTCAAGGCTAAGTGTGCGGATCTAGGTAGCAGGGTGCGTAACGGGGGTGCCAAAAGTGCGTAAGATCATTCGCAGGTGAGTAGAAAAGTACGCAGATCTGATTTCAAGGGGTTAGGATAAGCAGATCTAGAATGATCAGTGATAATGATCACTTAGGATCTGCGTAAGATCTTACGCAGATCAGGCAAGGATCAAGGGAGAAATGCTGCATTGTGCAGCAATTTAGTCCAAATAATCCTAAGTGTGCCAGGGGTGTGCCAGGGTGCTGGCACAGGGTTTCCCTAATGATTACGGGGACGTAACTCGCTGTGCCACTGTGCCACCTGAATTTGAAAAAGTGAATAGGGAAAAAGTGGCTGGAGGGGCGGTGTAGACCGTAGAGGATTGTTTGAAAACGGGTGGCACAGTGGCACAGCAGGTTAAGCTCATGAAATTGCTGAAGAAAGGGTGTGCCAGGGGGGTGGCACACCCCTGGCACACGAGGAATCAAGGGTTTACATGTATGGTCATGGCCATACGTTTTCGCTGGCGCGCGGCCTATGGGGGCGGTGTAGACTGGAAATCGAAAGGGGATCAACGCCATGGCGCTATCGAAACGTGATCAGCAGTTTGTCTTGGAGTATCTCAAGGATTACAACGCCACACAAGCCATGATCAGATGCGGTCATCAAGGGACGCACAGATCAGCACAGCAGGCAGGATGGGAACGGTTGAACAAGCCGGAAGTGCGCGCAGAGATAGATCGGCTCGACGCAGAGAAGCAAGGAGATCTGAAGACCTCTGCCAAGGACATCGAACGCATGCTGTCAGAGCTTGCGAGTGTTGATCTTCACGACATCTTCACTGCCGATGGGGATGTGAAGCCCCTCACGGAAATGCCCCCTCGGGCGCGGCGCGCCATTGCGGGCATTGAGGTGGAGATCGCCCACGACAGGGAGGGGAACGAAATCGGACGCACCAAGAAGATCAAGCTATGGGACAAGAAGGGAGCGCTTGAACTGCTCGGTCGCTATCGGAGGATGTTCACCGATCGAGTAGAGGTGGAGGGGCAGGCAGCCAAGGTGGAGATACAGATCAAGGCAGAGTAGGGCCTAATCGGCTCTGAGATAGCACGAGGGGCAAGGCACAGAGGCGCCTTGCCCCTCGTGCTTTGCGGGGCTCTGAGGGGCGCCTAGGCCGCATGGGGCATGGTAGCTATGGGCTATAGGTGGAGAGGCTATATAGATGATGGGGTGGGGTAGGGCAGGGGAGTCATGGCAGCGCGATCAAATGAGCCTCGTCAGCCGGGGGCCACCCCCAAGGAAGATGGGAGTAGCCGGTCCGGTCCGGGGCTCAACGCGCATAACTTTTTCTCCCCTCCACTTTATGATCCTTACCACTTTATGATCCTTATATGATCTTATTCTTCCAGGCCCCTCCACAAAATTTTTCTGCCCCGAAAAATTTTCTAGACTTATGATCATTACACACCTGTCCACTTCTTCATGTTTGACGGTTTCGGACATTCCACCTACCATGCACGCATGTCCGAGCCCGAAATCCGCAAGATCGTTTTCAAGGCCCCGCCGACTCTCGCGCGGTTCATGAAGTCCAACGCCCCGGTGCGCCTGTGCGTGGGGCCGGTGGGGTCGGGGAAGTCCTCGGCCTGCGTCATGGAGGTGCCGCGCCGGGCGTCCGAGACGCCTTTCCACCGCACCGGGAAGCGCCTCTCCCGATTCGTGGTCATCCGCAACACCTACCCGGAACTACGCGACACCACCATCCGCACCTTCATGGAGTGGATTCCCGATCCCCAGATGGGCGCGTGGTCGGCTGCCGAGCACAAGTTCCACATGAAGTTCAACGACGTGGACGCTGAGATCCTCTTCCGCGCTCTCGATCGGCCGGAGGACGTGAAGAAGCTCCTCTCCCTCGAACTGACAGGCGCCTATATAAATGAAGGGAAGGAGGTCCCGCGTTCGGTCTTCGACATGATCCAAACTCGTGTCGGCCGCTACCCCCGCGTCGAGGACGTGGGCAAGTATTGGAACGGTGTCTGGATCGACACGAACCCTCCCGACACGGACCACTACCTCTACAAGATCTTCGAGGAGGAGCGCCCCGAGGGGTTCGAGCTGTTCCATCAACCCTCCGGCCTCGCCCCAGACGCGGAGAACCTGGACAACCTCCAGCGGTGCTGGATGTACGACTCAAAATCCCCGCTCTCCCGCGAAGCCCAGAAGGAACGACAGATCAAGAACCTCGCCTCCAACATCCACGAGGCGCCCTGCATCTGCTACTACCCGCGCCTGATGCGAGGCAAGGCGAAGGACTGGATCGATGTCAACGTGCATTCCAAGTGGGGCTTCGTCCAGGACGGCAAGCCGATCTTCCCGGAGTTCCAAGACTCCACGCACGTCCAGACCTGCCCCCTGCTCCCCTCATCCCTGATCAAAGCAGGTAACGACTTCGGGCTCACCCCGGCTGCGGTCTTCGCCCAACGCGACCCGCGCGACGGACAGCTCCAGATCATGAAGGAGTACGTCTCGGAGCGGATGGGGGCGGTGGAGTTCGGCCGCGAGCAAGCCCGGATCTTCAAGACCGACTTCAGAGATCACAAGATCGACACGGTTTGGGGAGATCCGGCAGGCAACCAGTCGTCTCAGGTCGATGAGCGCACGCCTTTTGAAGTCCTGCGCGGCGCGGGCCTCCCGGCTGCCCCGGTTCACACGAACGATTTCGAGCTGCGTATCGGGGCGGTGAAGGCGATGCTCACGCGCCTCACCATCCTCGGCCGCCCGGCCCTCGTGATCGACCCTGCCTGCAAGATGCTGCGCAAGGCGATGAATGGCGGCTACTGCTTCAGGCGCCTCCAAGTGGCCGGTGACGAACGGTTCGAGGAGAAGCCGAACAAGAACATCTACTCCCACGTCGCGGAGGCCCTTCAGTACCTCCTGCTCGGCGAGGGTGAGGACTCGGCGGCTATTAACGGTGGAGAACAGCGTTCACAAGTGGTAGATGTGAAGGTGAGAAGGGCGATCCGCCTGCCAAAGAGGAGCCACTGATCCATGGATCTCAAGACCCTCGCTTTCCGCTACCGCCTGCGCAAGAGCCAGAAGTCGGCCTTCGAGCAATCGCTCAACGAGATCGACTACTTCATTTCGCCGCTCCACTCGCGCAACGACGCCAACGCCACTGAAGGATCAGAGGAGTGGAAGAATCAGAACGTTTGGGACTTCACCGCCCCGGACGCTTCCGCGCGCCTCTCCGCGTCCATCGCGCAGTCGGTGGCCTCGCCGGTCGTACACTTCGCGAAGCCCTCCTGGCGGGTCAAGGAGCTGCGCGACAGCTTCGAGGCGATGCAGTACGCGCAGCAGGTCGAGGAGATCGCGTTCGACGCCTTCGAGGACTCGGACTTCTACACCGAGTTCGAGTCGGCGATGCAGGAGTTCGTCGATCATGCGAACTGCTTCATCATCCGCGAGGCGGTGTACGACGCGGATGGATCGTTCATGGGGTTCGACTTCACCTCCGTCCCGGTCGGTGAGGGGTACTTCGACCCGGACCGCAGGGGAGAGATCAAGAATTTCTGGCGGCGCCTCAACTGGAAGCCGTCGCAGATCATCGACCTCTGCCAGTCGAAGGGCTGGAAGGTGCCCGAGGAGATCCAGAAGAAGTACGACTCCGGCGAAGACAACTCCGTGGAGCTGGTCTACTGCATCTTCGAGCGCGAGGAGATCCTATCCAAGAACCGCCGCAAGAAGGAGAACCCCTCCCCGGTCGCCCCTACCCTGCGCCCCTACGGTTCGATCTACTTCTTGAACGAGGGGGACGTGCAGGTCGGCGAGGAAGAGGGCTACTACCGGATGCCCGTCTCCTTCGCCAAGTGGAAGCCCAAGTCGGGCTCGATCTGGGGCTACGGGCTTGGGCATCAAGCGCTCCCTTCCGTCAAGTACCTCAACGGCTGGCGGGAAATGGTGCGCACGCAAGGCGAGATCGCGCTTGATCCTCCAACCGTCTCCAACGACCGGGGCGTCCTCTCTGAGCTGCAAAAGCAGGCCGGGGGCCACACCTACGTCCGCGACGTGGATCAGATCAAGCCGCTCGTCTCCGGTCAGCGGTTCGATGTCGCGATCGAAATGACGCGCGATGATCGTGAACAGATCAGGATGCTGTATCACTACGATGATCTGCACCTGAAGGACACGCCGCAGATGACCGCCCTGGAGGTGCAGGCGCGCATCGACCAGATGAACCGCCTGCTCGGCTCCACCTACACGCGCATCCAGTCGGGGCTTCTCAAGAAGATCTTCCTCGACACCGTGTTCGATCTCGATCGCGCGGGACGCTTACCGCCGATGCCCGACATCGTGCGCCAGAACGGCGGGCTCATGGCGCTGGAGTTCCAGGGGCCTCTCGCCCGCGCGCAGCGCTCGGATGAGGTGGCGGCGGTGGAGCGCTTCACGGCGCAGACGGCGGGCCTCTCGCAATACTTCCCCGAGGCGCTCGCGATCATCAACGCGGAGAAGGTGCTGCGCAACGTGGCCCAGAAGCTCGGCATCCCCAACGAGCTGCTCAACTCCCCGTCGAAGGTAAAGGAGATCGTGGCCCAGCAGAAGGCCATGCAGCAGCAGCAGATGCAGGCCGACGCCAACCGCAAGAACATGGCGGCGATGAAGGATGCGGCTGCGGCGCAGCAGATGGCTGGTCAGCAGGGCGGCGCAGGCATCCCCTTCCCAGGGACGGTGCCGCTCGGTCCCGGAGGGCAACCGGCGTGAAGACCGCCGAGGAGATCCAGAGGGAGCGAGAGGGCCAGTTCATCACGATCACCCGTCTGCTCAACACCGCAGCACAGGAGTCAGGAACGTGAGCGTCAAACACATCGACTTGGGGCTGGAGTTCTCCCCGCATCTCGGACCACGCTACATCAAGCTAGGTCCTCACTCCGGAGAGTTATTTCGAGACAAGTGGCTCGAACCTGCGTTTCTCGCGAACGATCAAGTCGTTATCAACCTCGATTCCATCGAGGGATACTCCTCCTCGTTCTTCGAGGAGGCGTTCGGCGGACTTGTGCGTAAGCACGGACTAGCCGCCGTGAAGGCGAAGGTCCGGTTCGACACCGTCACGAGGCAGTACCTCGTTCCGATGATTGAGGCGTGGATGGCGGAGGCCGAAGACGACCGGGAAGGAGAGGGGCGATGACTCCTCCGAACTTCTCCGCCGATGATTGGGCGAACTTCATCTCGGTTCTCGCCCTCATCTTTTCCCTCGTGAGCGTCTTCGTTGCTGGCCGCGCGAACGGCATCGCGTCGAGCGCTCCTTGGGCCGACGTGCTGATGAGGCACCTGACCGAGGAGATCCTGAACATCGATCACGATGCTCGGCTGTTCCGGCAGCTTTGCACCGTACCGATCAAGGATGCGACGCGAAAGCGGAAGCTAATAAAGACCCTGCAAGACTACAGGGATGAATCCGCACGCCGCCTCTACGTGCTGTCTGTGCTTGCGCCGCAAACCAAGAAGTTGACCGCTCTCAAGGCGACCCTCGACCGCCTAGACGATTCGTTCTTCGAGAACGAGGACTTGGCACTATCCCAAGACAGGGCCCACGCAATGCTTGCCTCCTACAACGAGAGCTTTTCGACTTACGCCAAGGAACTTCGCAAGTGTGCGTTCAACGTGAACAGCCGATCCGGTCTGGGGGATGGCTGGTTAGGGCGGCTAGGCAAGAAGGATAAGGTGATTGTCCCCGCAAGTCTTTCGAGCAAGGGCGACTCGGCAGGCGCCGATCACAAGGCCGCGCGGGCAGGTTGACTCACTGCAAGGCACAGGGCATGAAGAGTGCAATCGAAGGAAGGGTTGAGATGGACCAGACGAACAAGAAGCGCCTAACTGAGATTCTGGAGCATCCCCTTCCCAGGGACGGTGCCACTCACTCCTGGAGGGCAGCCGGGGTAGCCCCGGTTCAAACAACATGAAGACCGCCGAGGAGATCCAGAGGGAGCGAGAGGGCCAGTTCATAACGATCACCCATCTGCTCAACACCGCAGACGGGGAGGTCCTGATGAAGATCCTCGAAGACGACTTCTACCACTGCCCGATCATGGGCAAAACGTCGGAGGAGACGGCGTTCAACTGCGGACGCAGGGAAGTGGTGGCCATGCTCCGCGACATCAAGAGAGGGAACGATGGGCGATGAGAACGACTGGAAGGCGCAGCTCCCCGATGACCTGAAGGGCGATCCTTCGATCAAGGACTTCAAGGATCTTCCGTCCTTCGTCAAGAGCTACAAGGAGACGAAGGCCCTCGTCGGAGCTTCGATCCGCATTCCGATGAAGGAGGCGTCCGAAGACCAGAAGAAGGAGTTCCGCGCCAAGCTCAAGGAGCACGTCCCGTCCCTGATCGAGGTGCCCGAGGACGAGAACGAGCGCGAGAAGGCGGTCCTCTCCCTCGTCACCCCCAAGGACGAGAAGGCGTACACCGCCGAGGGCGTCGAGATCCCGAAGGAGCTGAACCTCGACTTCCTCCGGGCACAGGCCAAGGAGGAGGGGCTGACCAAGGCGCAGTTCAAGAAGCGCGTCGAGCAGACCGTCAAGCAGTACCACGAGACGGTGAAAGCGATCACCGAGTCCGACTCCGCCCTGCGCAAGGAGTGGGGCCTCGCCTACGATGAGCGGATCACCGCCGCCAAGTCGGTCGCGGTGAAGATGGGCATCCCCGAGGAGGCGGTGAAGGTCATGCCGCCGAATCAGGTGCGCTCCTGGTACAACGTTGCCAAGGCCACCGCCGAGACGACCAACGCCGGGGGCAGCTCCGAG